GCGATCGCTCGTTTCCTCGGCTTTCCTGCGCCTGATAGTAGCGTTACAAAAACGCTAGCCGTTGCAACGTATACGCTTTATATTGATTCGTACATGTACGACAATATCAGCGTTTTGCCGTTGCCAGTCAGACCAGTTGTAACGATCACCAGTGTACACGCTGATCCAGATCGTGAATACGGTGCTGATACAGAAGTCAACGCAGACGAGTACGAGATTGATAAACAACAGGGCTTACTCATCATCAAAACGAATACAAGCACTGTCGGATTTACAAACGCATATCGAGGCAATAAAGTTGTCGGTACTTTTGGATTCACACTATTTCACAAAGATCTCGTTCATGCTGTTTGTGTGTACGCATCTCAACTCCACAGAGCAAAATCAAGCCAAGGTAAGAAGAGCAACACACTGAGAGGCGCAACGACTTCATATTTGCCCAATACGATCCCGCAAGAAGTGAAAGAAATATTGTATCCATATCGTAATTCATTTGTAATTATCTAGGGGGCTGTGATGGAGTTTGATCAACTGTCTCCACAAATGAAAGGGGCAAAAACTCGCCTGCTAAATCAGTTAGAGAAACGCCTTAAGATTGCCGCCTTACAAATGGAAGGACGATCTAAGCAAGTCGCATTTTCTAGATTCAACAATCAGACGGGGCGACTGCGCCAAAGTATTGCCGGACGCTTTGCAGTGGTAGACGGCAAGCCGACAGCGATACTGCAGGCAGGCGGGCAATTTGGCGGCGCTGAATTGGAATATGCACGCTTTATTGAGTTCGGCACTAGATACATAAAGCCCCGTTTATTCTTGGCTCGTAGCATTGAAAAGCAACAACAAGAGATCCAGCCCAAATTACAGGACCTTTTGCGCATCGCACTGATTAAGGAATAACAATGTCAAATGCAACGATTTACAGAGTATTGGAGGCGCTCCAAGGCAAGGCGGCAAAGGATTTCTCTGCTGGTCACAGTGGTCTTGATATGCGTAATAGCGTCGTTATTGGCGCTTTGCTTGATCCTCCGAGAATGCCTTATGCTAGTGTATCATTTATTGATTACACCACAGAACAGGGATTGAATCTTGCATCTTATCGAATGAATGGACGCTTTGAGATCTATTGCTTTTGTGGTGGTGCGAATCTTGCGGACCGTACCAAAAATATCCTTAATCTAACGAGTGACATCATAAAAGAAATCACGGCGGATCGATTCTTAGGGCTGGCGAATCCGGACACGACAAGAACGATCGACAATGTGATCTGCAACTTTACAGCAATCGAGGGCGATAGATTCGGACTCGATAACGTTGCGATCGGTTATATTGAGATTACAGTAACATTTCAGAGTAGAACAGGGATCTAGATATGACATGGTTTGATGCAGACTATAGAAGACGTCAGATTGTAGGAATCAACGCCACAGGCGGATCAGGCACAACCGCAACGATCGACGTTGAATTTGTTGTGCCGTCTGATTGGGATGATTTTTGGGACAATATCCGATCAGATTTTAATGATGTAGTTGTAACAGATTCAGAAGGTAACAAGGCAAACTTTGCCCGTAAAGCAGGAGCCAACTACAGCACAAGAACATTAACGTTACAAATCGACGGGTTGAGTATCAAGAACGACGATTCTTTTGCAGTTGCTTATGTGTATTTCTTTCAGCCAAACGAAACGACAGACCACAGCACGAGCGTAACGATTTCCAGCGCCAAAACTGGGCACATAATGCTTTCAGCACCACATTCAAGGGTAGTAAGTCAGCAAGCCAGTCAAAGCGCCTTAGATAGCCCTGTGCAGTCTTTTATTAAGGCGTCTACAGATGAAGTACACGTGTTTTTCTTAATCAATCAAAACTTTGCAAAACGTATCACCCCATTTAACGAGCGCAACGATGAAGAGGGGATCGATTATGTGCAAGTGTTTTCATACGACAGCAGCGGCTCAGATGCAAGCGCACGTTATGACATAGCCAGCACAAGGCTCGGCAATGGATTTGTTAGGGCTACATTCAAAGCGGGCGACAGTGGCACAGATTACGCTATAGCAATCCAAATCTCTACAACACTAGGACAACTCTTCCAAATACGTGCTATTTTGAGAGTAATTAATCTTTTACCATAGGGGCAATCATGTCTATTCTATTCGCACAAAATTCATTTCTAAGAGTCGGGGAGGAATCCACATGGGGAACCGAACAGGCGACTACAACCCAAGACATCAGAATGATCAGCAGCACTCTCCAAATCGTACAGGAAAGAGAGCGCACAACACACTTATCTGTACCCACAAGCGGGATGCAGTCCGGTACTTTTGAAGGATTCAGAAATGCAGGCGGCTCGATTGACATTCCTGCATATTATGACGGGATCGGGGTACTAATCAAAGCGGCACTTGGCGCACTTGCCACAACAGGCGGATCGGCACCATATACACACACGTACACACCCGCCTCAACTCTGCCATCACTGACTATCCAATTTCAACGCGGTACAAACTTAAACAACAGCCGCGAGGATTTTCTTGGTATGAAAGTCAATACAATGACAATCAGCGCAGAAGCCGGATCGGAAATGACAATCTCGTTTGACCTGATTGGCAAAGATGCAGACGCGAGAACCACAAACGAAACTGCAGCATTTCCAGCACATGATGAGATCCTACACTTTGAGGCTGGCGATTTGACTCTCGGATCTTCATTTTCTCCAACATCATTACAGATTCGATCTTTTGAACTGACACTATCAAACGCTATTGATCGTCGTAACTTGCTCGGCTCCAAACTGACAGGCGAGCCAGTATTTACCGATCTGCGAGAAGTTACAATGTCTGTAACTTGTGACGTAACAGATAACACGCTGTACAATGCATCTCTTGCAGGGACACAGGATGACGTATCTTTACAGTTTACACGTACAGCAAACACAGATCATCATTTCAAAATGACACTCTCAAACGCTACGATTGAAGACTACAACGACAACATTACAGCATTTGGACGTGTAGAGCGCACATTCACATTCAGAGGCACTGCAAACGCTACAAACGCCGGATTGACTATTGAAATCAAGAACGGCTCAGCAAATGGATTGTACGGCGATACTCCTTAATGCTTGACACAACAAAAGCAGCCTGTTAGACTGCTCTTGTATCTTGACATACTGACCGCACCCCTTTTCCGTTGTTGTTGGGGTGCGGTCTTTTGTTTTAGAGTGCTGTGCTTGCCAGTGCTCGAAGTAATGACCAACCGATCATGTATGTCATCAATGCACACATTGAGAATCCGATTACTTGTCCCAGCTGCTTTGCTTGTTGTCTGTTCATTGTGCCTCCCCGATAATCATAATGTCTTCGATTGATCCAAAGTTTGCATAGATGTACTCGATTGCATCTAGACTATACTTGATGTACTGGATAAGACCGCTCTGAAAGGTGATGACGATAATTTTATTTTGCATGTCTTGCATGATTGCTCCGTTGTTGTTGTGGCGGAGGGCTATACAGCCCTCCTGTTGTTGATAGTTTTTACTTCTTAAGAAGTTGAACCCATACATTCATATCATCCGCAGTCACTAGATCAGCTACGTGAGACAGGATGTCCAATTTGCAGATGCTGATACACTTTTCAAAACCGCCCGCCTTCTTTGCAATTTTTGCCGCTTGCAAAAATGCTTGCTTGTCAGCGGTGCAATACTTGCTTGCGAGTCCCAGCCAGATTGCCGACTTGTCAAGGGTTGAGAGGGTTGAAACTTTATCAAGAGAGATTGAGATTGAAACAGTCATTTGTGACTCCGCTGTTTGTGTATGCTTGATTGCTTACACTTTATACATTAGCAACATATGTTTATATTGTCAACATATTTTTATAAAAAAAATCAAAAAAGTTTTACATAAAAGATCAACGATCCGTTAGACTGTCGTTGCAAACAACACACAACGGAGATCCTATGTTGAAAGATTTTTTGCAAGAAGTACAGCAAGTCAGTCAGTTTGAACTGGAGATCTTTGCGGGGCAGTTACTGATCAAGGGGCGCATACTCTCCCCCGCTGAGATTGAAAAGGCAAGCCTTGCAAACTCTCTCCTATTGCAAGCACTGGCAAGCACAGGCGAGATAAGCCGATTTCAAAAGATGTCAGAGGCACTACAAGACGATCCTGATGAAGACACACTCGATCAGGCTTACAAGATGCTTGCTAAGATACGACCTGAGCAAATAGAAAAGATTGCACAGAGTCAAGATCATATCATTGCGCAATGTGTCACACAGGCTAAGAGAGCGGGCGACGATCAACAGTGGGAGCGGATACAGATTGTCCTCACACAACAAGAGCAGAACGCCGAGCGTAATATGTTGTGGATCGGCATGCTGTCAAAAGAGGACCGAACTGCGATTCTTGACAAAGCACTCAAAGGACAGGGGGAAGCGGTCAAACGGCTGCAAACCTTTCGCAGATAGTGAGGAGTATTTCCACATCATAGACATCATTGCTCGCATCTATGGCACGCTACCCAGTGAGATTGCAAAACTTGATTGGTTCGATTTGATGATCTGCCTGAAGTGTATCAAGCACAGAGGCGCTCGCATGAATCGCCTATTGAAGCGATACAAGAAGACAGGCGTGCAGCCGACTGTCTCACTGACTGACTTGATCGATATAATAGGTTGAAAATCTCTTCTGTGCTACTCTTGATATAATCGGCTATGATAGGCGCATAACAGAGGATCAAAAGATGGCTGATACAGTTGTACAATATGTGTTGAAAGTAGATGCAAAGGGCGCACAGGCTGCACTTGACAAGACGGGCAACGAGGCAAAAGAGGCAAGTCAAAACTTTGACCGGCTGGATACTTCAAGCAAACAGGCCGTGCAAGGATTGAAGCGCATAGAGACACAAGCAAAACAGACATCTAGTCAGGCTCGGAATCTGAGAAGAGCAGGGCGAGATCTTGATGGGACTTTTGCCGATTTGGGGCAAGGTGCGAGCGCTCTATCTCCTGCGCTCGGGTCGCTATTCTTTACAATCTCTGACGGTGCAAGTATTGCAGAGGCAACAGGGCGGGCATTGACTGGATTTTTAAACCCTGCTTTTGCTATTACTGCAACGATTGCAGTTGCAGCGGGTGCGGCGATCTTTGAGTTTCAAAGAGAAGCAGAAGAGGCAGAGGCTAGAGAACAAGAACTTGCAGATGTAATCGAACGAACTAACAAAGTAATTGAAGAGCAGACAAAAAGCGCAGATGACGCCGCACAATCTCTAATCGGCTTTTATCAGCAAGTGGATCAGGCGAGAATAAATCTTCAACTATTGACGGGACAAATTACACAGTTTGAGGCAGATCAAAGAGCAGCCACACAAACAGCCACGCAATTTGGTAAAGATGCGACAGAATCACAAAAGCAACAAGAGCAGGCAATTCAAGACACAATTGCAGCCCGTGCAGAACAGATCGCACAGTTGAGACTACAAATTGCATTGATGAAAGAAGAGCGGGCAATAGAGCAATCGTTGACTCAAAGAATCGCAGGCGCGCCGCAACAGTTTGAAGATATAACTTTTCAAGAAGATCAAGCAAGAAAGCGCCTGTCGACTCTTGAGGAGACTCAACAGATTGACAAAACACGATTGCAAACTGCACAAGAGGAGGTTCTTGCAATTAGTGGGCAGCAAAGGCAATACGAGCAAATCTTACTTCAAACGGCGCAAATCAATGAGCAAGAAAGACAGCGTGCAGAAAGAGAAAAGGCGAGACAGGATAGACTAAGAAGAGAAGCGGAGATACAGCGACAAAAAGACAGGGAACAGGCAAAGGCACTCAAAGCACAAGAGCAGATCCAGCAGATACTTGAAAAAGCGCAGTTTGCTCAATTGGATGCAGTGGGTCAAATCAATGCAACATATGAACAGCAAGCCGAGAAACTTTTTGATCTTGCTGAGATCTCGGGTGATATTGAAGGAGCAAATGCTGCACTGGTTGAACTCACCAAATTGCGGAATCAACTATTAGACGAAGAGCAAGCCAAGGAAGACGCCATTGCAGCAAAAGAAGCGGCTCGAGCACAAAAGGAAGCAGATAGAATCAGAAAAGAAGGAGAGCAAAGGCGCAAAGAGGCGGAGCGACTGAAAAAAGAAACTGATCTGATTGTTAGGTCAATTAATGTACTGGCAAACATTACAAGCGATTTGTTTATCAAGCCGACAGGACAACTTGAATCGATGCTCCGAAAAGTTGAAAATATACGAAATACATTTAAAAATATTAGGCAAGAGGGACTAAAAGGATTTGCACAAGAAGGCATTTCAAACGCATTTGAAAAACTGGGAGATGCCGAAGGGTTGCAAAAAGGTCTTTCAGGCGCATTTGAAAAAGTTTCGATCGTTGCCAGTCTTGACGCGGCGGCTATTGTTGGCCTTGTTTCACCTTTGGCGGGGGCGTTCACAAGTGTTGTACAAGGGATAGGCGAGCAAGTAATTGAAAAAGGACCGGACCAAATACGAAAAGAGGCATTGGCACAGGCTGAGGCTATCAAAGTTGGGATCGCATTCTTGCCGGAGTTGCTTTTGTCAATCGCTCCACAACTTGGGATCGCTATTGCTGAGGCGTTTGTCGATGGAATACAATTGCTATTTGTAAACTTAATAGATGGAATCAAAGATGCGTTTGCATTTCTTCAAAGTACAACACGAGAAGAGCGGCGAGATCGTAGGCGCAGTGCAATCGTTGACTTTTTTGATCGTGATGTGTCGGCATCATTCATGGGCGGCGGTCGATTCGTACCTAGTGCGCAAGGTGGGATCAGATTCACAGGGATGCAAGACGGTCTCGCTATGCTACACCGTGGCGAGTTTGTCGTGCCGCAAAGTGGACAACGTCCGCAGCAAGTCGATCGTCAACTGAACAACACCACAGGCGGCGGCATGACGATCAACATTAACAGCGCCGTTGTGGATCGCAATGCTGTTGACGCTCTTGTGAGAGAGATAGAAATCAGATTCAATAATCAATTCGGCACATCGTCAAGCAGTCTATTCGGGGGCAGATAATGGGCAATGCAAAGTTTTATTTCACACCTGAACCGTTTGGCGCATTGAATGGCGCTTCACTGGTCACAATAGATCTCGGAGAGGCATTGGGCGAGATGTTCTCTGATATATCCGTTGAGGCTGTTGATGCTGTCTCTCTGACTGGCTCAATACAAAGATCTGTTGGTAGGACTCAAGAGATCGTAACTATACAGCGTGATCGCATGATTGGAGGCGAAGATCTTGCAATTCAGTTCCATGCTCTGCAGAATCATCTTGATCGGGGCTTCTCTGTGTCGTTTGCTGCGGATGATGATAAAGCATTTTGTTTTCCAATACGCGGCACATTGAACAACAACAGCACAAAAATTCCTATTTATGCAAATCCATTCCAAAACTTTACAGGGACCAGCGCAACGCCAGCCGTTGGCGACTATTGCACGATTGAGACAAGTAGCCCCGCAATGATACAAGAGATTGTGAAAATGCAGACTGTGAGCAATGCCACAGCACAGGGCGGAGACGTTGACACCGTGAATCCTGTACGATTCCAATATGATCAGCCTGCTTTCATGCGACATTATCGTTTCTATCCAGTCTTAAAACGACCACAGAGCGACATAGGGCAGGCAATAGTCACAAACGAAGGCGGGCGATTGTTCTCGCTTTCTATACGGCTTGTAGTGGACTATGTGACATTATACGCCGCACATCCTGACACAGTTGGAGAATCAGGCGTGTCTATTGGGCGATCGCTTGCTGGCAGTACATCAGGAGGTCGACAAGGTGCCGGAGTCTCTCTTGATGGAATGACAAGAGCAACGCCGTTAACAGACATACGAGAAAGTTTAGCGCCTTCATTTGGCGGCGGTGGATTCAATCCAATAATAGGCGGATAATATGGCTTGGACACAATCATTTCTTGACAGCCTAGACAAGCCCGCAAAAGTGATCTCGTATGTGCTCAAGTTCTTAGCATCTAGTAAAGATTACAACATGAGCCCAAATGCTGATCAAATTAGCATGAGCACAGAGATCGCCCTTGCAAATGCAGACGTTACGATCGACAGTGTGCAAGTTACGCCGCAGAGATGGTCTGTAAACTTTGGCGGATTTACTGTTACAGTTGCGGGCGATCTGCGCCCCTTGATGGATTTCCCTAGACGTGGCGCAGTGGCTGAGTTGCATATGATTAGAGATGGGCTGCGCAATCGTGTCTGTATTGGGCAACTTAGAGGCATCACGGGCGGGCGGGGCTTGTGGCGTTTGGAGTTTGTCGACTTCTTGACACTGATGCAGGCAAGACTAACCAGCAAATCAACAGAATCTCAATTTTGGTATTACGCTGGCAAGACGGCAAAAGTGACGCAGAATTTCAACATGTCAAGCAGTGCTGATCTGTACCTTGACGACATTACGATCTTTGAAAAAGAGACGGGTCAAAATGGAATGATCAAAGTTGAGGACGTTAGCGCAGGCACGATCGACTATTACACATGGTCAAGCAAAACAAGCACAAGCGGAACGGCTGGATTTTTAACGATTGCGGCAACTGGAAAATATCCAAGTACAGCCGCAATTACTACACTGGCGATCAATGACGTTGTAACAAGTTTGGCAAGGCTTCGAGGGCGTCCCGATTATGTATTTGCTCGGCTTGTCATGAGTACAGGAGACGGCACACAGGGCGCTTTCGATGACTATCCCGCATCATGGGCGCTCGGTGTCAAGTTCAATCCTAATTTGTTCAATCTTCAGAATCTCAATAAATATTACAACCTTGCATGGGCTACTTCTAGCGGCACACATGAGATCGAATTGCTGATTGAAGAACCTGGCAACATTACAAACTTTCTTGACGCTGTATTAAATATGGGAATGTGGCCAGTATGGGACCAAAACCAATTGGGTTGGCGTGTCTGTCAAAATCCAAATAAAGCAAACTGGTTCACGGTTAAAGATCACATCACTGATCGGGATATAATCAGCATAGACTCACACACATTATACAGCCCCACACAATCAACAGTATTCAGCAAGAGCACGATCAGAACCTTCAACAGTACAACAGGATTAATTCAAGATGTTTCATTTAGCGGCAACAGTATTCCGATACTACCCACAAGCACAGAAATCTCGAGGGATTTGCGGCTTGTTTATCGTGTGGATAGTCCGATCCAGCCAACACAAGCAAATGCCGACCTAACTCGGATGCGGCGATGGGATGCGGAGCCATATGAAGAGTTGAGTCTAACAGTGACTGAAAAGCATTGTCTGCTAACCGCTGGCGATATCATTGAGATATCTAGTATGTATATTTATGGACTACGTGAGGGTGCTGCAGACACTTACAGCAATCGCAGAGCGATGATCTTGGCTGTGCGCTGGAATCCTTCTCAAAGTTCTGTCAATCTAACTATAGGCGTTATGTCATGAGAATCCCATTAAGCCCCGACGCATATCCGCACATTTTGACCCGTGTAAAAGAGGCGGGATTCAAAGTGTTTGAATCCGTTGATTATGATATGAACATCATCGGAGAGCGCAACCCACACGGAGAGCCGGATCGATTTGATGACTGGATACACGTTTGTTTTCTTGAGCGTGGCTCGTGGCAATGGCACGCCTACAAATGTACAACAGATGCAGGCCTATACTATCTTAGAAACGGCAACACGGCGATCTTGATTCACAATCGACAGTATCGAGGGGCCTACATGCTGGGCTTGCATCGTGGACAATATGAGGCACTTGTGCAGCGTGGCAATGAAGTCTGTGTGTGGAGAGATAGAAACGCCGACAACATGCATGACTATGGACAAAATGAAGAGTGTGGATATTTCGGAATCAATATACACAGAGCCAGCAGGATAATAGTTAGTCAGTCAGTAGATCAATACAGTGCAGGCTGTCAAGTCATCCAAGATCCTGATGAGTATGATCATTTTATCGCCCTGTGTAAACTTCAGCCGCAGAATACTGGATACGACAAATTCAGTTATACGCTCTTGATGGGGGAATAATGGAAAGCGAAGTCATGCAAGTGATCATGAACGGCGGATCAAATGTTGCTTTTGCCGCGTTTCTATACTGGCAATACATGGAACAGCGTAAGAGAAGCGACGCAAGAGAAAAGCGGGCAGAAGAGCGGGAGGATGCACTGCGAGCACGATACGACAAGGTGATCAGTGATCTGCAGGCTAGAGAAGACAAGATCAGAGAGGACATTGTCAAAGAGATCTCGGACCTAGATAAACGCATGAGTCTGCTAGAACAGAAACTTGAGAGTATAAATACATTGATTGAGCAGATCAAAGCACGAGTATTCAAGGCCTAGCAATTCATTTCCATTTATCGAACTGTAAAACGTCTGACAGGCGTATACATTAACACAGAGTCACAGACTCACAAACACAACACATGAGGAATAAAAAACATGGCTGTTCAAATTACCGGACGTCAGATCGCAAATGCTGCGGTCGGCGTTGCAAAACTAGATCTATCAACTGGAACTTTCGATTTTCAAAGCGCTGTATTACAAGTTGCTACACCTTCAGAAGATTCACACGCTGCTACAAAAGGTTACGTTGACTCTATCTCTCAAGGCTTGCACTGGAAAGATAGCGTCAAAGTCGCTACAACCGCAAACATCACCCTTTCAGGAACTCAAACGATCGACGGCGTTGCTGTATCTGCAGATCAGCGTGTACTCGTCAAGAATCAAAGTTCAGGCGCTGAAAACGGTATTTACTTGTGTAAGGCCGGATCGTGGGAACGTGCCGCAGACATGAACGAATCAGACGAGTTCTCGGGCTCTGCTGTATTTGTACAAGAGGGCTCTGTGAATGCTGATTCAGGTTATGTTTGTACAAATGACGGCGCTGTAACTGTTGGCAGTACTGCGATCACGTTTGCACAGTTCACAGGTGCAGGACAGGTCGAAGCGGGCGCTGCTCTTACCAAAACGGGCAATCGTCTCGATGTTGCAACAGATGACACATCGATCGAGATCTCTTCTGATGCTCTCCGAATCAAAGAATCGGGTGTTACTAATGCGATGCTAGCGGGCTCGATCGCAAATGGCAAACTCGCAAACAGCACGATCTCGGGCGTGTCATTGGGCGCAAATCTTAACTCTTTGAGCGCTGGTAATGGTCTGTCAATGACCAGTTACAACGGCTCTGCTGCTGTATCTGATTTGACTATTGATCTTGACGGCTCAACTTTAGCAGTTGGATCTGACGGGATCAAAGTTGCTGACGGCGGAATCGGCGCAAGTCAACTCGCTGCTGATGCTGTAGTATCGGCAAAGATCGCAGACGGTGCGATTGATTCAGCCGCTTATATCGCTGACAATTTGATCACCAATGCGAAACTCGCCGGATCTATCGCAAACGGCAAACTCGCAAACAGCACGATCTCGGGCGTTGCACTTGGTGCAAACTTGAATTCTTTGAGTGCTGGCAATGGTTTGTCAATGACCAGTTACAACGGCTCTGCTGCTGTTAGTGACTTAACGATCAACCTTGACGGCGCTTCTCTTTCTGTAGGCTCTGACGGGCTTAAGATTGCCGCTGCTGGTGTTGGCGCTACTCAACTAGCCTCATCCGCTGTAACAACTGCAAAGATTGCTGATGATGCAATAACATCCGCTAAAATTGCAGATAGTGCTGTAGATGCTGCTCGTCTTGCATCAAGTGCTGTAACAACTGCAAAGATTGCCGCTGATGCCATCACAAACGCCAAGATCGCAGACGATGCCGTTCAAACTGAAAACTTGAACTTTGCCGGCTTCTTCGCTGCTTTCGATGCAAACGGCTCGACTGCCGCTTTTGAAATGGCTGCCGCTCTTGATCTTGAATTCCGAGAGTTCTTTACCGTCACCGTTAACGGTCTAGTAATGGAATACAAAGACACACCTGATGCTCAAGACAATTACAAGATCGATAACGCTGGATCCGGCGGTGTCGGACGTATTTTGTTTGGATCGAACTTGTCAGCAAATGACCGAGTTACGATTCGTGGATTCATCAATAACTAATCCCTCAGCACTCATCAACCCTTGAGATCCTCTGTATCACCTGCAGAGGATCTCTTTTTTTTATCTGCGTATAGTGTCGCTATTTGCGGGCTATCTGTCTAACTATCTGACTATTTATTAAATAAAGTTGTATAAATATGTTGACATACCTAGAATAATGATTTAATATATAAATATAACCAACAAGGTTAGTTCTTTGACATCGCAGCCTCTTAAAATCTAAAACAACAACGGATAGTATTATGAATACCAAAAGATTAACTAACTCTGAAACTTTCGCTCCTTACATGGTTCTTTTCTTAGAGATCAAAGAGTGGAACATTCACACAATCATCCTTGCCAATCACGATCTAACTGAAAGAGTTCACATCGGAGAGATTGAAAGTAATACTTTTACAATCTTACTCGATGACAATAGAGAAGAAATTAAAGCGGAATCACTTGAAGACGCTAGAAGTATCCTCTATACACTCGGACATTTTGGGGAACTTGATGCCTTGATCGAATGGGCAAAGGAATAACAAAAGGGCGGCTTCGGCTGCCCTTTCTTGTTTTAGGCACTTACTGAATATATCACAACAACCTTAGTGCCAGTCTCAGGAGCAAGCGCAAACGTGACACCGCGCCGATCTCCATCCTCTGTATAGTCATCCGATCCGCCTTGTATCTGAAGCACCCCATTGTAATACACTTGGATCGTATCTTCGACAAACTGGCTGGACGTGCTGAAATTTATATTTGAGCCGTTGACTTGACTAGATAGATTCTCGATCTTGAGTGTTGCAGAACCTCCGCCGCCGGTGTCAGATGTGCCGCCGCTTCTATTGATGATCTGTACAATAGCCATTATCGATCCCCTTGATATGTGATCTCACAGAAATCAATATCACACGATCCGGTATTCAGTTTCACAAACGCATAAAGATCGCCAGCGTCTGCAACTTTCACAAAACTATTGAGCGCAAATATTGCCGTGCCTTTTGTCGCCGTTGTGATGCCTGTAAAGATGTCGCTCTGTGTATCTGTGATAATCATCTGATCGCCTGCTGTATCTCTGCACAGTCTCAGCGTGATGTTTGCCGCTGCATTGATGCTGGACAGTTGCAGAGTAATCAGAGACATATATCCCTCGAAACTTTGAGAAGGCGGAAACATCTCCATATCTATATCGATCCGCTTTGCCAGATCAAAACTGGACCCGATCCCAGTTACGGCTGTTCGACTTGTTACCCTGTTGATTGCTTTCATGTTCATGACAATAATCCTTTGACGCTAGCGATTACGCCTCTGAGTTTTACATACATAATAAATTTAGGGGATGGAGGAACCATGCACCGGAGGATCTTTATGCAATCCTCACAATCTGATAGCGCCGTGTGCGCCTTTCTACGCTTCCAACCTAAGAAGGCGCATATGTTATCCAATGACATGCTAGAACAGCCATACGGCGCAAGATTGACCCTGCAAACGTCTCTCGTGTCTATGTACGGCACAGGGAAAGAAAACTCTTGATAATACGTATCCGCAAACGCTCTTAAAAACTTAATGTCAAAGTTCACATTGTGGCCCACTAATACCCCGTCAAGGTGTGCAAGAAATAGATGATTGATGATTGTCACGGCGTGTTCACCTTCAATTGCATTCTTCCACCTGTACGGGCTGTAACCATTGACTCGCAGCGCCTCCGCATCAGCCTGATCAATGTTGCGGGGCTTGATCTTGATCTCAATGCGCTCAGTGATTACCCCGTCAATCATCACAATTGCACCCAGTGACAACAACTCGTGTCGTTGCGGATCGAGTCCAGTGGTCTCTGTGTCTATGACTATGTATTTCATTTTGTGCTCCGCTGCTGTTGTTGAAACGATGACAGCACGGCTCGCACTGTAGGCTCTTGCATGACGATTCTGAATATAAATAGATTCGGCGGCTCGCCTGTCAAATCATAAAAGTACTCGGCCATAATCGCAATTTTTGACAGTGGGATAGTAGCCCGATCATTGCACCAGTTTGAAACCGTGCTTTCTCTGAATCCGATCTCGGTACAAAATGCCCGTCGGCTCTTGTGGTGATCGTGTATATATTGATTGAGTATAGAACCCATAGACATTAGCCGCCCTCCGTTGTTTGTGAGTGTAACCAAAATATAACGATTCTGCACAGCAAACGATTGTAATCACTGCAGAAAATGCACAGATCACAAGACGATCACAAATACCCCACAAACTGCGCACAAACTGCGCACAAATTTGCAACGCTAAACCCCTGTAATCATTGCAGTTATTTTTTTGAGCCCACAAACTGCGCACAAACATCCCACAAATAGCCCACAAATAGAACACAAATAAGAGGAGAAACTGCAATGATTACAGTGAGATAGCACGACATAATAATAATAATCATAACAATAATAATTATTTTAGTCAGCCAGTCAGTAGAGAGAGCCTGTGAGATGCTCCAAATTGTTTAGAAAAAAATAAAAAATCAAAAAAAGTTTGATCCAAACTATCCCACAGCTGGTAGTACTGTCTGCTCTCTCTCTATCTATTTTCAAATTTTTTTTGTATAAATATCTTGACACTATAAACATATGTTGCTAATATACTAAGTGTAAGCAATCAGTTTACATAACAACAACGGAGCACAACATGTCAACATACAACGGACATAAGAACTACAACTGCTGGAATATCAGCCTTTACATCGACAATGAGTATCCACTGTACACAGCACTCAGGACCTTCCTAATGGATACCGATCTGACCTACGACCAGATTGCACACTCAATGCTACAAATCATGACCGCGTACTTCGCTGGTGGTTGTGGCGGATACTCTGATGTCCAGTACGGCTACACTCCAGATAATGTCAAGATCACTTTCTCAGCTGTACGTGAGCACTTGCGCGGAATCAAGAGAAACGATTACTAATCAATCAACAACAGGAGGGCTGTATAGCCCTCCACCACAACAACAACGGAGCAATCATGCACTTAATCCCAACAATCAACGCCCATCACAGAGCGATCTCATTTGAGCGCTTTATGGGCATGTTCAACAGTATTCCACAGCAGCAAGATCACACCTTCAGAAATGAGCGCTGGTATGTCTTGAGTCAATGCGGCCAGCACATTTACAGCGTTGTGATTTACTTCTGTCATTTCGACAAGTGTATCCAGTACAATGCACAGCGGGTCCGATAATGGATTTGTATGTCAAGATTCCTGTCAGCCTGTTGGACGAAAATCCACAGGCTGTATGGCATTACTCACAGCTGTATTTGATGTTACTGCGAAGACAGAAAATCAACTTGACAAAGTACAGCAAGCAAAACAAACTATCTTACAACACAGCCCGCCGACTTCTGAGGCTGGCAAAACAACAACGGAGCAACAAATGAAAATATGTAAAGCATCAAAGAATCAACTCAAAGCAATGATGAAAGAAGTTAGCCAAACTGAAAGCGCAATCGAGAGCGAATTGGAAAAACTGCAACAAGAGATCGAGGCTTTAATCAAATCAAGACTTGAACCAATACGAAAAGAACATAATAAGAAGTTAGCAAAAGTTAGAGACTTTATCCAAACAGAAGTCATCGACGAGATTGAATCAAAAGAACGCATGACCGAACGAGATGAAGATCAATTGCAAGAGTGGACATCATGCCAAGAGGAAGAACTTGCAGATCTAGAAGAGATTGAAATTGATTTGTCTATCGAACAATATGCTGAAATACAAGACCTAAACACGCTACCATTTTAATCAACAACAACGGAGCAAATAACATGCAACAAAAATATCCCGACTATGTCACCAGTTACAGAGGACAAATTATTTTCAGATTCCTCAGCAACTTGGCTGATCACTTCAAGAGAAATCACTTTTGGATCAAAGGTCAGTACGGCCTGTATATCAAGAAGTTCCGCAACGTACCCGAGAACTATTTAACACAGGCGTTTCAGGACTATTTGATCAACGAGTTGGAGTGGCTGCCAACAATCAAACAGGTTGTGCATTACATGACCACACAGCGGAATGATTTTAAACACCACTGGCACAGCATCCCAGTTGATGAGACATACTGCGAACATTGCCGCACGGATGACGAGGGCAAGACAGGCGGATTCAGAGAAGTGTATTTCTATGGATTCAGACAGTCATTACAAAAGAAAGCCGAGGCACACTACAAAGGCGCCTGCACTTGTGATCTAGCCGCTAAGAGTCAGCACAAATCATATCTCGAGATCATGGACTGGATGAGAGCACAAGATCAATTTGCTGAGATTCACTGCAGTTACTACGAACCTGATCAAGATCGTATTGTGCCAGCACAAGAGCAAAGTCATCATCATTGGCAAAAGAAGATCGACGCCGGGATTATTTACATTGATGAGAATGATCAAATTGCACCATGCTGGGAGCATCCTCTATGGGGATCTGTATTTGGCGCTATGATGTGCAAGCGCTACGGATTCACAATGCCGCCTGAAGTTGTAGAGCGTTATCAGGCAACCCGAGACAGACTCCGAAAGGATGACGTCAAATACAAGCACGGCAACAGGCGCAGAATGAGACAGAAGATCGGCGAGGATACAAGTGGCACTTATGTACCTCCGTTATCACTGGCTGAGGCTATGGGAGCGGCTAAAAAATGACCGTAAGAATCGGATCTTGCTTTGCCGGAATCGGGGGCTGGGAATTGGGGCTCGAGCGTGCCATTCCCAACAGCCGCACAGTTTGGCAAGTTGAACAAAATACATTCTGTCAGGGCGTACTTAGAAAGCATTGGCCTGATGCAACTATATTCAATGACGTGCGCACAGTTGGCGCTCACAATCTAGAATCAATCGATCTGCTATGTGCTGGATTTCCTTGTCAGGATTTGAGTCAGGCAGGCCAAAAAAAGGGGATTTACAATGGCGAAAAATCAAGTCTTTTCTGGGAGTTACACAGAATCATTAGCGAGATTCGACCCCGGATTATCTGCCTTGAGAATGTTGCAAACATCCTTCGACTGGGCGGACCCGCAGTTATTGCAAGTCTTGCCGAGATCGGGTATGGTTGCGAGTGGACTGTTATACGCAGTGGATCAGACTTCGGAGCCCCACACAGAAGAGAGCGCTGGTTTTGTGTTGCCTACTCCGACATGTCACGACATCAAAAACAACATGAGCCCGTCATGCTGGAACAGAGATGCGGATCTCGGAGTGGAGATTGCAAAAATGGAGGGCTACACACAGGATTCAATTATTGGAAAGGGGCTGCGCATCCATCCCCATTTCATCACGTGGATGATGGGATTCCCGATAGACTGGCTCGATTGAAGGCTCTAGGCAATGCAATCGTGCCTCAAGCCTCTGAATGGGTAGGGCGTCAGATTGTACAGAGTGGATTGATTGACGATCTGTTAGATTGACAGTCATTGTATAGTCCTATATAGTGAGGGGGATCGCAATGATCCCCCTTTTCTATTTGGAGCACAACATGAAAGGAAAAAAGAAAACAAAAG